CAGCTAAGGCGATACTACCCCACAAGGGGTAGCCCTGACTCTCCCTGAAGGCCTAAACTTCTCAGGCCTCATCCCCTAATTAATTAGGGGATCTCCAACCAAGCTTGATGCCGACGCGCTTGGGGCGTCCAGAACGCTCTAAGTGTCTCTCATCATTGCTCACGGTTGGCAACCATGAGGAAGGCCCGTTTCTAAAGCGGGCCAAGCCGGAGCGGTAACAGGGGACTAAACTGAGATGACTCTCAGCACCCCTTAAGGTATTACCGTATTCCAGCCTGAGAAGGCACTTAAGTAGGGCTCCAATACCCCCGAGTTCATCACTCGGGGCTTTGGCCTTCACAACATAGCCTCTGACTAGAGGACTATGAAGGCTTGGGTGCATTTTCTCGGATTGATAACCGAGAAAAGAAACCCTGCCCAACACAGAGGACGTTGGAAGCACATAGGGAAAGAATTTCAAGACTTTCCCCAGTAGGCTATCCAACCCGCGGACAGTCTTCCAGTAACCAGAATAGTACAGCTGGTTCCGGAGACTGACCGTCGAGATGACCTCTGTAGCGTCTGCTATCGTGTAAGGTAACGCTTGCCGGACACGGACAAGTGAAACGTCCGTTCCATTAAAGTATTCCTTACCACAAGACTCTCTGAACATTCCTGTCCAGAAAGACTTGTCCAGACCAACTTGAGCTCCAAAAAGTTCAAGAGTCTGTACGATAGACGACACATGGTCTACAGGGACAATGAGATCGTCCCCATAGACGCGCACCGAGCCCACAAAGGATTTAATACTCTTTGTGGTCATGGTCACGTTAAGCGATCTCTGGATCCCAACGAAGATCATGGTTAAAAACACCATGGCTTCCATTGGGAAGCAAAGTGCTGAACCCATGGACGCATACTTGGCAAGTCGGATTTCTCCGAAGCCAGGTACGTTAGCCCGTCTAGACCTAGTTGCATCAATGGCCTTATTCAAATGAGGCCAACGAGACAACATGGTGCGGACGAGCTGATTGGAGACACGATCGGATGCATCGCTCAAATCGAGCGTTGCGGTTCTCTGGTTAAGAGAACCCTGACGGGCCAGCTCCTGATTAGGGAGCTGATCGTCAAATCCGATAAGCCCAGGAAGGATGTCATCCCTTCTGAAGGCCGAGAGAAAACAGCCAAGGAGAGCCTGCTGTGTGTATTGAATACACGCAGGTTCCACGGCAATTATTCTCGGTGTCTTCAACGTTTTAGGAACTGAAACTACCTTCACAGGTAGCTCAGAACCGGGTTCGAGGATGCTCACTTGATCCAACTCTTCACGGAAGTGAAGGTTTGGAATCAAATACTCGTAAGAGGGAAAGACCTCTTCGAGTCGCCGGGTCCAAGTTCGTAGACGATACTTTCCATTACTGGAAAGACCATCGGCTACGGCACCTGGGCCATGTTTCGGGAGGAGTTGCCCATAATAGACATCTCTGTCCATTTGGGTAAACACCCCACGGAACAGCAGGTCAGACATTTCACGGAACTCGGCCAAATCTTCCTGGCTTAGCTCCTTGTCAACCTGGCGGACATCCTGCTCACACTTGACGAAGTTACGCATCGCTGCTCGTTCCCTTGCTGGGGAGCAAGGAAGGAGCAATTTGCCAAACATCAGTGTTAACTGACGAATGGCAATAATTGAATCGATGCATGGCTCGTCAAGTAACGTGCCACTACTCCGGTCGAACACACGGTTGAAGAAACCTCCGAGAAATCGGGGGAGACTTCCCCTTCGATTCGTTACAAATGAAGGGTGGATACCGGCTTGACCAAGATCGAGCCACTTTTGGGTGGCCTTACCTAGGTCAGGCAGGGTTATCGTCAAAAACGATAACCCCTCATGTTCGACTCGCCTATGGACGGTATTAATGTCCATAGTGGCGCTGGTGTAGCATCGCATAGCCGATTCCTCAGCTATGCTGGACCAGAGTGACATCAGGCTTTTCATCGTCCCTCCTTATAGAGGTTAACGATCCATAGCCTATGAACACTCACCTAAGCGAAACGTCCAGATTTATCACCTGGTCGTGTGGCTGATAAGGCCACGCTCCAATCGCTTAGACCACGCGAATGCCTTACGGCAGTGGCGTGACACATCACCACTAAGGGTATCCAAACAGGACATGTGCTTCAATGAAGCACATAGGCCTGAAAGACACTCGAAAGTGGAATGACGATTGCGTTCAGAAGAACACCCCAGAAAAGAACAGCTCGAAAGCTGATCTTGACGGAGAATTCTATCCGACCGTCCTCGTCTGATGTGAAACCACCCTGGAGAGAGAATGGGACAACGATGTGAGGATCACGACGACCCTCAACTCTCGGTGTTCCCATCTTTTTCACAGGCTCTAATTCTCGCCACCAAGAAGCTTGGTGATGAGAAGGTCGCTTGTGGCAGTATACATGGTTTTAAAGCCTGTATACACCGCAAGCTGCTCAGCAGCCGTATAACCGGCGATTGGAACGTCGAAGACGAGATAATGACTCATCCCGACTTTTACGTTCTCCGTCGGTTTAAACGGATCTGCTGTGAGCTTGTTGTGGTTAACCCTTAATACATGCCTAAAGCGTTTACCACTATCGTGGGACGCTTGAAGCTGTATCAAACCATCAGCACTCTGATACGTGGACTCGTCTTCCTCCACACTAACACGTGGAAGAGGGGAGGTCACGGCAGAGATGGTGATGGACTGGGGATCAGCAAATGCCATAGGCATCACTCCTAGGACTCGGGTCTCGAGCCCCAATGGCTCGGACACAGGGACAACATCTATCAGTCATAGAAATTTCCAACCCTTGGTTAAACCAAGGGCGACTGATATGGCTATTTGGCGAGGGCTAAGCCCTGACCAGGTTAAGCCGAACCCAAATGGTGTTGCCCTCTTTCGTCTTTTCGTTTCCACACGAATGACGATAGGAGACGGTGACGCGCCAAGCGATGTAGTTAGTCGCCCAGCGTTGGTCACAAAGTAGGTATCCGTCACGATTTGATGTTCCATGACGTAGCCATACTTTAACACCAAGCCGTCTGTGGCCCAATGTGAGAGATTAGCTATTACATCTCCCGCATTGGAGAACCAGTCAACAGCCCACGTCCATGGTGCAGCATTCCATACGACTTCTGGCGTAAGATCCAGACCTAATAGAGTCTGAGCCTTACGTGCACTCTCCACCATCCCATATCTGGATTTATAACCAGACGGGAGATGGTAGGTGAATGCTCCAGAAAACCAGACCTTTTTCCAGGTCCGGCGTTCTCGTATAAGATTGCTGCTCGGTCCAAGGTATAGGAAGCGTTCGGGGCTTTGTGTGGGATTTTGAACATCCGCATAACGCGGATAAATCCCTAACGCGGCCTCTTGGCTACCTATAACAGTGGACGTCAGGGTTTCCTCTACAGGAAACTCATAACGACGCCTAACCACTTTTCCGGAATCGCGCTCATACTGACTTAAAATCGTATGAGCGTTTGCGATCGCATAAGCGACATGCTTAAGATCGCCGATAAGTGGGTCCCAGCCAAATTCCTTATTAAGGTATTCATCCCCGATTGCTCGGGCATGCTTTACCCGATCCTTAAGGAGGGTCAACCCAAACAATTTGGGAAGACCCTCATTTCGGATCTCATATAAGAAATTGGCTGCGGCGGCTACTTGATTGGTGGGATTACATCTGGCAATAGCAGTAGCTCCTAACGTGTCCAAGTTACCAAGGACAGTCGGTGGCACTGCTTTACCAGCAAGACGACAGCAAAGTATTGGACCGCGAAATTCAACGCGCCAATATCTTTGCGTATTTTCGTCTACTCTCGGAGCGAATAAATGCTGGTCAGACAAATTGCTTGCCTGAACAGTAATTCGCTGCGTGAAGAAATCTCCACCAATGTCGTATGGGGACTTTGTCTTCGATCGGCCTTTTCCAAACGAGGCTTGCACACCTGTATAAACTTGTTCATACAGAATGCGCAGTTCCTTATCTGGATCAGACCGATTTGGACGGCCCCAATCGAGATGGGTTTCGCTATCAGTAACCTGATAGCCTCTTGGGTATCCTGTTACTAAGGCATCAGCCGCTGACTTTGAGGTCTGTTTTGCAAGACCATCAATGCCAGTAGCCTTGTCGAAGTACCAGGACGAAAGAGTTCCGAGACTTAACTGATCAATTAGATCAGGAAGGTGTCGGACCTTACGGGTAAGCATAATGCTTGCCTCCCCAAGCTGTAGAGTAGCGTGAAGGTTCGGGAGGATAATCCTCCCATCGTATCCAACAATAGTCGATGAAGACTATCTTAGGGTACGAGATGCTGCACTGGCCGGGGGACCTCGCAAGAGGTCC